ACATGGCCTCAACAGATAAAACCCCTCTGTTTTGGCGTGTTGATGCCGACTTCATCCAACCCAGCACCCTCAACCCCACCGCTCGATGCCAGTCCAAACAGCTGGCAGAGGAGACAGCGGGGAACTACCGGAGGCGACCAAGCCTCCACAACATTCGGATCACCCCGATTTATTGCACAAATTCTCCGCCGCCCTAGCTCCCGACCGTCACCCTAAAAAGTGGCGGTTTTTCAAACCACTCACCATCACAAGTCCCTTAATCAGGGCCTAATACAAATCGTATCTTTTAAACCAATCAAATGCATCAAATCAAAGCTCTCACTTGGACCCTTACAACGCTGATCCCTGTGACAGCAGCTGTTGGCTTTGCTTATGGCTCTTGGTTCTGCAACAACATTAAAAGCCCTTCTGTATCAGAAAATACTTTTTCTGAGCACTTAAAAGGTCATCCTTATGTTGCGACACCTGAAGCTTGGTGGGGTTAATAAAAATAAATTGATTCCTGCTGTACCGTAACCCCGCAATGAGATGGCAAGCTCTTTGTCAGATGACGAATTCAATCAACTAACAACTGATTTGACAACCGTTAATCAGGAAGTTGCCCAATGTTTTTTAAAATTGTCCACAACTGTTTGTGATGCTTCACACGCTGGCCTCAATTTAAGGCTTGGTCGTTTGGTGCGTCGTCGCTCTGACCTTCAAAACCGCATCAGCAAGGTTTTGTATAAGTCATGACTTGCAGTAACGAAACTTAAGATCCCAAAAGTGCTAGATCAAAACGAAAACGATTCTCATTCCAGTCATCCACCAGCCACAGCGACAGTCCTAGAACGCCTTGCCTGGTATCAAAAACGTGGCAAACACCAAGAGGCTTTGGTCCTTAGTCACATCTGCGACAACCTTGAAGACTATGCAGAATGGGAAATCTCGTTCCCTAAGGACCACTAACGATGGATGCGGGCTTTATGCTCCATCTATGGCCACCAGAGAACTTCTCACAATCATCTCTGCAATTGACAGCTTCCGTTTGGTTGCTGGCAATAACCCGCCTTTGCAACTTCTCCAATGCTTTCTTTATGTGGCAAGCGTTGGTAAGTGCAAGCAACAGGTTTTGCAAGAGGTAACAGGCCTTAGCGAGGCCAGCTGTTGTCGGATGTTGAAGTGGCTAGGCCCAACAAAACATGATGGAACTCCCGGTCTCTCCTTAATCAGGACTGAAGCCGACCCCCAATATTGGAGGCGAAATGTCTTACACCTTACAAAAAAGGGTGAACAGCTCGCATCATTGCTTGAGAAAAATCTAAAAGAGTAATTCTTCCAACAAAACTAATGACATCAACTCTTTCGCCATCACGCAAGCTTCCTACTTCATACAAGGTCACTTGCACTAACGCAAACAAAAGAGCTAAAACTAAAGACATCAAAACCTTTGGTGAGGCTGCTAAGTACACCTTTAGGCACAAGTGGGCCAATACAAAAAGTGAGAAACCTGCCGTAATCAACATGAAGCATTTTCTCGCTGTAGCTGGACATTCCACGCCTCTGTATAAATCAGAGCAAGGCCATTGGTGGACTCAAGTAATAGCTGAGTTAAAGGAGGACCATCCACAATGGTCTTCAAGCACCCTTAACCGTGTATTAACAGCGGGGACCACAATGATCCGCTTTTGTAAGGCTGAAGGGCTTACACAGGTCGAACACGCAAAGGTCAACAAAGAAAAGGAAGGTGAACACCGTTACTGGTGGTATTCCAAAGAAGACATCGAAACACTTGCCTTTGTAGCTGTTGACATCTTTGATCGATTAGATATTGCTGAAGGAATTCTGTTCAGTGCTTACACAGGAGTTCGGCAAAACGAATTCTTGAAAATGAGGGTAGAGGACATTGATTGGAGGACTCGCACTATCTGGGTTGGTGGTCTTCCTACTCGCGTAAACAAGGGTAAGGAATGTCGTGCGGTGCCCATTCACGATCGCATCGTGGATCTGCTGGAAAGACGCACTACAGATAGACAACCAAAAGATTATTTGTTCGGTGATGACTGGTCAAATAAGGACAGTCTCTACCGGGCCTATAAACGTGTGAGAAACCAAGCAGGCTTTGAGGAGTGTTACTGCTGGCACAGCCTCAGACACAGCTTTGCAACGTGGCTGGGTGAGGTAACTCATCCGCGTCAAATCATGGCCCTTCTAGGCCATAAAGACATCTCGTCCACGCTTCGCTATTGCAAGCCGACTGATTCTGCACAACGGTCAGCAATCAACGCCCTTTGATGTTGAGTCCCTTAATCAGGACCTGATGCGGTCAGGGAGACTTGAACTCCCACATCCGAAGATACTTGCACCTGAAGCAAGCGCGTCTACCGATTCCGCCACGACCGCGACCCCTGCAGCTTACACCTGTGGGGGTTTCCTAATAAACCTTGCTTCCTTGGTGCGGCACGTTAGAAAGGCGTATCCGTTGAACTACGCGGATCTAATACCCCTGAATTTGGGGTACGGGACGGGGAGGCTCTCCCACTACCGAGTTAATGTCACAATCACAAACCCAGTACACCACTGAGTTTTTGGTAGTCACATTAAATTCAGGTTCTAACTGACCTGGCGTTTCAGTTCTGCAAGTGACCCAGCAATAGGCCGGAATCCCTTACGGGGTTTCGATTGCAGATATGCAAGTGACTAAATAGAGATTCTAATGCGTTATTTAACACAGATAGAGATTGAACAATTGACTCCTGAGGAATACTCAAATTTCCTGAGTTACTGCCGTTTAGTTGAAATCGACGACGACGAAATCACAGAAGAATCATTTAGGAAAATGAACAAAATGTACGACATCTAGCTCTTTTGCCCAAAAATCTTCAATCAAATGAACGGCTTCGGACAAACACTGCGTGAACGGCAACTCGAATTAGAGACCGTTTATCAAAAGAAAGAGGCTGTAACACGCCTTGAATCACGTACAACAAGGGCTGAACAACGCTCTTACGCATCAGCAGCAGTCTGGGGAAAGAAGGCCTTAGAGACTTACTTAGAGGCCTCTAGTGCAGTCGTTGCAGAAAGACTTGCCCAGATCGGAAATGGTCGAGCAGGTAAACATTATGCGACCATACGTCGGGTAGTGGGTGAATGTGAGCCTGAAGTATTAACGCTTCTCGCTAAAAAGGTTTGTCTTGATGTTTTGGGTAAAGAGAGTAGGCCTACCTACATAATGCTTTGCACAAAAGTTGGTCATGCTGTCCAATCTGAGATCAGGTTGAGATACTACCAACATGAAAATCCTGGTTTGTTTTCAAACATCCAGAAAAGATTTCACGCCTCTACAGGTACTCAACAGAAGCTCACTGTCCTTAAAAGAGGATTTAATGAAGCTGGGGTTGAATTTAAAACTTGGTCAACCACCACTTCACATGAAGTTGGAGCGTGGTTAATCGATTGCATTCAACGCGCTACCGGATGGTTTATCACCGAAACAGCGCAACAAGGTAAAAGAAAAAGGGCCACAATCATCAGGTTTTCTCCTGAGTTTCTTGAACTCAAAGACCAGATCATGGATAGGGCCAGAACCCTAGCTTCCTGTCTATGGCCCATGATTCATCCACCAGAGCACTGGAGTAACGACTCAATTGGTGGCTACATCACCGGAGCTGAGAGGGGTTACAAGCTGGTGCGCGGAGGATGCACATTACCGCAGGGAGACCTGCCAATCAAAGCACTCAATAACTTACAAGCGGTTGCCTATGTCTATGACAAGCGAACGTTTCGGGTTATGGAGCACTGCTTTGAGAACATGATCTCAATTGGTCAATTCAAAAGGCAAGAGCGCAAAACCCTTGAGAACACGCTGACGCCTGAATCGACCGAAGAAGAGATCAAGACATACAAACGGGCTAAACGAGACCTAGAGGACCGTAACGCCCAGTTAGAGCGTGAGAACATCCGAACATCCGAGGTGATGTTCATTGCCCGCAAATTCATTGAAGCTTCCCGGCTTCATCTCTGTTGGAATTTCGACTATCGCGGGCGTAAATATCCAATCCAACCAACACTCACAGTGCAAGGTAGTGACCCTGAAAAGGCGTTACATCTCTTTGCTGACGATGGACCCATTAACGAATATTGGATAGCCATCCATACCGCAAATTGTGCAGGGCACGATAAAGCGACGATGAGTGAACGATTGGAGTGGACACGCTCTAACACCGAACTAATCACTGCTGTTGCTACAGATCCCATTGAAAACATGGAACTTTGGGCAAACGCTAGTGAGCCATTCTGCTTCTTACAAAGTTGTTTTGAATACTATGAATGCTGTATTGCTAAAACAAAACTGACATCAAATTTGATGATCGGTGTTGACGCAACTGCATCTGGTTTGCAACATCTAAGTGCAGCCACTTTAGATAAAACAGCAGCTACGTTGGTAAATGTAGTAAGAACAGAAAAGCCCAGTGATGCTTATGCAATCATCGCTGAGAAATCAAAAGAGTTTTTACCTAAACATCTACACGAATGGATGAATAGGAAAACTTGTAAAAGGGTGACAATGTGCTTGTGCTACGGGTTGACTAGGCACTCAGCAAGGGGTTACATAAGGGATGCACTTTTAGACGCTGGTAGAGATCTAAAAGAGCCGGGGTTATTAACCACCATCACAAAAGCTGTTTACGACAAGGCTATCCCTGCTGTGTTTCAGGGTCCTATCTCTGTAATGCAGTGGATTAAAAAGTCAGTACGTCAGCAGATTGACAACGGCGCTGAACAGTTGAAATGGGTTACTCCATCTGGCTTTGTCGTTGTCCAAGATCTCCGCAAGTCTGTCGTAAGACGGATTAATACACATCTGATGGGTACTGGGAGAATCACTGCAAGTGTTTATCTCGGTCCTGGGGATGTTGATGTCAACCATCATGTATCTGCTACAAGTCCAAATCTTGTGCATAGTTGGGACTCCTCGCTCATACATTTTACATTTGCATTCTGGGAGCACCCCTTCAGTTGTGTCCACGACTGTGTGATGGCTCGCTCTTGCGATATGGATCAACTATCCATTGAACTAAGAATGCACTTTGCCGAGATGTTTAAAGGACAACCTTTACAAGACTGGGCTAAGCAGATAGGTGCTGAGGTTCCTGATGACTTAATTGTGGGGGATCTTGATTTGGATGATGTCAATGAATCAACTTACTTTTTCTGTTGAACCTTGAAAGCATTTATTAAAACCGACTGGGTTCCTGGGCGTCCTAAAAAAACTCACCAGGGCCAAGGCAGACATTCACTACCTAACCACGGGCGCAAGCAAAGCCGCGGCCAAGGAAAAGGTTAATCACTAACTAACAAAATGGCTAATCGCTACACCTTTAACACCACTCTCGAAGGCTTCATCAACGTTGCTGAACCTTCTGGTAAGTACAACAACATGTGCTTTGCATTTAAGATGCCAGCCAATGTACTTGAACAAGCGGAAGAAGACTACGTTGGTCTAATGGATTGGGCTAAATCTAAAGTTCCAAATCCTAATCGAGTAACTATTTCTGCCCGTAAATGGGATGAGGAAGGCCTCGTTAAATACAGCTTCGGTGGAGACACCAACCGACCAGACCTTGTTTTTGTTGACACTGAGGGATCAATCCTTGATAAGTCCACGCGTGGATCAATTCGCAAAGGCACCAAAGTCCGAATCATTTGCGATCAAAAACCTTATACCAAGCCTAATCTTGGAACGACTATCAAAGTATTGGGCGTTCAAGTTGTTGAACTTGTAGCTGGTGAAGTTGCTGATTCCGGCAATCTCAGCCCTGATGATGTCGTGGCAATGTTTGGTAAGGAACCTGTAGCAGGGTTTGTTGCTGCATCGCCATCACCAAAAGCAGCTGAAGGTGCAAACGCTGAAGCTTACGACGATTTCTAGTAATGGCTTACCGCTCCAAATTTGAGGAGCAGGTCGCAAAAACGTTTGATAAACAGGGCCATACATATTTGTATGAGCCTTCAAAAATACCTTACTCATTGTCCTGCTCATATACGCCTGATTTTTGTCTGCCAAATGGCATTTATCTAGAGACAAAAGGCTTCCTCAAGCCAAACGACAGGCGCAAACATATTGCGATTAAAGATCAACATCCAGAGCTTGATATTAGGTTTGTGTTTATGAGAGATAACAAACTCTCAAAAGGTTCCAAGCATTCATATATGTCTTGGGCTGAGAAACATGGATTTAAAGCTTGTGTCTGGCCCAATGTCCCTTCTGACTGGTTTGATGACTGATCCATTTGATGACTATGTTCGACGCTCCACCAAGTCACTTCTAAATCATTTTCTTGAGCTAGGAGTACCAACTGAAATGATTTTGCCAGCAATGGATGAAGAGATGGATCTCTTTGAATTAATCATTTACGACAAAAGTAATTCAAATGGGTAGCGAAAGTGTCCCTATACAGAGTCATGTTGCTTGTCCAAATTGTGGCAGTAGTGATGCTCGAACTATTTATAGTGATGGCCATTCCTACTGTTTTTCTTGTAACCATCAAACGAAATCTTTGACAGAGGAATCTTCCGGTACGACCTACGCACCCCGTGGGTCTTTCACCTACTCCGGTGAACAGATTGCATTACCCAGCCGTAAAATCTCATTCGAGACTTGCAGAAAGTTTAATGTGCGAGGGGCCTCTGGTCCTGTTATTCGCTTCCCGTACACCTCAGTATCTGGCCAAGTTGTTGGATACAAAGAAAAGGATACGGAAAAGAACTTTCGTTGGGTAGGTAAGAACGCTGAAAAACGGCTGTTCGGTCAACAACTTTTTGGTGGCCCTAAAAAGGCTTTAGTGATTTGCGAAGGTGAACTTGATGCCCTTGCAATTTATGAGGCTAGGCCAAAATGGCCGGTGTGCTCAATTTTCAGTGGGGCTGCTGGGGCTTATCAGGATTTGCAAGCCAACATCAAATTCTGTATGGAAGCAGAGGAAATTTATCTTCTGTTCGACCAAGACGAACCTGGCCAGAATGCCGCTGTCAAATGTGCATCATTGTTTCCTCCTGATAGATGTTTGATCGGCCACTTGGCTGGCTACAAAGATGCTTGTGAAGCCTTAATGGCTAACGATGCAGAAGCTATTCGTCAGGCTATTTGGAACGCAGCACCTTACAAACCTAAGACAATTATTGATGGAAGAGATCTGCTGGAAGACCTACGTCGTCCAACCATTGGTAGGGATGCTGATTGGTTTGTCGACGATCTCAATACCATTACTGGCGGTTTGCGTCGGGGTGAACTCGTCCTTTTTACCGGGCCGACCGGGGGCGGAAAATCAACATTCTTGGGTGAACAAGCACAATCGCTTATCAACCAAGGAAAGATTGTTGGATACATTCCCTTAGAAGAAAGCACCCGCCGCACTGGTCTACGCCTTATGAGTGTAGAGGCAAATAAGCCTTTACATATTGACAACACACTAGATGAAGACGCTTTTAATGAGGCTTTTGAAAAGAGTGTGGGGTCTGGCAGACTATTTCTACGAGATGGTTTTGGGTCAGTTGATGTTGACTCAATTCTTTCTGATATGCGTTACTTAGTTAAGGCAAAAAATGTTGAGTGGATCATTCTTGATCACATATCAATCATGATGTCTGGTAATGCAAGTTTCGATGAACGTAAATCCCTAGATGAAGCAATGACAAAATTACGTTGCTTTGTTGAGGAAAATCAAATAGGTCTAATTCTTGTTTCTCACTTACGTCGTACCTCTGGAGATCAGGGACATGAAGACAATGCGGAAATTGCTATTTCGCTTAGCCACCTTCGCGGCTCGCAGTCTCTCAGCCAGCTCTCGGATATTGTGGTCTGCCTACAGCGGGCTGTGTCGAAAGGTTCTCCTGAAGCAACGCTGCATACAATCAAGAACCGATTCCTTGGGACGACTGGGCATTCGGGCTCGCTCTCTTACAACCCCAGTACCGGACGAATGGTTTCAACCAGCAAATCCAAGCCAAGAGGAGTTTTTGAAACGGAAGACTTTTAAAGTCAACCACATGGTTCTGTTTCTAGATGAACAAAAACACCATCATCTAAAACAATATGTTGATCAGTCTTTAGAGGGAACTCTTGGACAACACTTGATTAGCGTTTTATATAAAGAGAATCATCCAGCTCTTATTTACTCATACAAGATTAAGCAAACTCCAACACTTCTTATTTTTAATAAAGACGTGGATGAGATTGCACGAATAACCAATGAGGAGTTATTAACTGTTCCCTTCTTTCGCAAAGCTCTTTTATTAGCAGGTCATGAGACTTTTATTTGACTGTGAGACAGATGGTCTCTTACGCAAGCTGACAACCATTCACTGCCTTGTGGTGATGGACCTTGACACAAAAGAGATCTTTGAGTTTGACGATTCTGGGCAAAGGGAAACGATAACTACTGGGCTTACTTTGCTTATGGAGGCAAAGGAGTTATGGGGTCACAACCTGTTGGGCTTTGATATAGAAGCGTGTCGATCGATCTACCCCTTCTTTCATCCCCGTTGCAAGGTCTATGACACATTGATTTTGTCTCGGCTTTTTTATAACGATCTGGTTGATCGAGATCTTCGTTCTACCCCGGCCAATATGCCTGCTCAGTGTTATGGAAAACATAGTCTCGAGGCCTGGGGCTATCGGATGGGTGTTTACAAATCCGAGTTTGGTAAACAACTTGACGGTGACTGGTCAACCTATTCACCACAGATGCTTAAGTATTGCGTTGGTGATGTAAAAGCAAACCTTCCCTTGGTGGAGATGTTTGCCCCAAAGATCGTCAAGTATCAGCAAGCCATTGATCTTGAACATGCTTGCGCCAAGATTATGACTTGGCAAGAGCAAGAGGGTTTTCCTTTTGATGTCAAGAAAGCTCAGCAGCTTGAAAGCAAGTTACGGCTAGAGCTTGAGGCCTTAGATCAGGAGATGCGATCCAAGATCTGCTTTGTGCCTGGTATTGAGTTCACTCCTAAGCGTGATAACAAAACGCTGGGTTATGTGGCTAATGCTCCAATGACAAGGGTGAAGGATTTCAATCCCACCAGTCGGGAACACATCGCATACATGTTCACCACGATGCGTGGATGGACGCCTCTAGAGAAAACTGAAACAGGTAAAGCCAAGATCGATGAAACGGTCTTGAAGGGCATCGGCACCGAAGAGGCGCTTAAGTTTGCTCGGATCCTTGAATTGCAAAAAGGCTTAGGCCAAGTCAGTGAAGGGAACAACGCCTGGTTGAAGCTTGTGGAGCAAGACGGACGCATCCATCATTCCTGCTTTTTAAATACTGTAACCGGTAGAAATTGTCATGTTCGTCCAAACATTGCTCAAGTTAATTCTGGTCATGAGTACCGTGAATTGTTTTATCCTGGGCCACATCGTGTTCAATTAGGAGCCGATGCTTCATCGCTGGAGTTAAGGTGCTTATCGCATTTCTTGGCAGGGTTTGGTAATACAGACTTTGGCAAAGAAGTTGTCGAAGGTGACATCCACCAGCGTATGGCGGATATATCGGGCGTTTCTAGGAAGGTCCAGAAGAGTATCACCTATGCGCTTCTATATGGAAGCGGCTCACTCAAATTAGGGTTAGTTGCTGGTGCATCCAAACAAGATGCAGCCAAACGTGGTGCTGAATTAAAAGAGAAACTTCTTACAGGCATCGATGGTTTTAAAGACTTAGTTGATGCTGTGCAGAAGAAGGCTGAATCAGGGTATTTACGAGGGCTGGATGGTCGCCCCCTCAAAGTTCGTAAACCTTTTGCGGCACTAAACACCCTTTTGCAGGGGGCGGGAGCCTGCATTTGTAAGGCTTGGCTTGTTCGCTCGAATGAGTTACTTACAGAAGCTGAGATTGATTACTGGCCTTTAGCATTCGTACACGACGAGATGCAGATAAGCGTTGATCAAAACGACGTACCTATGGCGACCTCATTAATAATGATGGCTATGAAAGATGTCGAGCATACAACTAAATTTAGAGTTCCCCTTGACTGCGATGTGCAGACAGGAAGTAACTGGGGAGACACTCACTAAACAATGTAGGAAATGCGGTGAAGTAAAAGCTATTGCTGAGTTCAGTCTGTTCTCAGTTGTTGGTAGTTCGGGTAGGCGTAACACTTGTAAATCTTGTGAATCCGAGATGGCAAGCCTACGCAATCGACTCAAAAAAACTTACCCAAAACCTGCCCCTGGTCCGTGCCCTGTCTGCGGTAAGCACACGGTCAAATGGGTTTTAGACCACAGTCACACATCCAATACATTTCGAGGTTACATCTGCAATGACTGCAACCTTGGAATGGGGAAATTTGATGACAACCCAAACATTATCTACAAAGCTTGGAAGTATTTAACTAATGCTACTACAACCTACACTTCTCATTGATGCCGATCCCATTTGCTATAAATCAGCAACTATTGCTGAAGAAGAGTTGGAGTATGACCCTGACACAACGGTGATTATTGGTGACTTCAAAAAAGGTAAACGAATGGTCAAGCAGTTCCTAGACGATCTGATGACTCGGTTCGATACTACTTATGTAGAGTTACATTTTACTAGCACTACTAACTTCAGAAAGGAAGTGTGTCCTTCTTACAAAGGTAATAGGACTAAGCGTAAGCCTTGTGGTTACTCCAAGCTAAAAAACTGGACAAAGCAAAACTACAACTTTGTTGAGATAGAAGGCCTTGAAGCTGACGACACCTTAGGTATTGCAGCTACTTCTGGCCGTCACTCTAACTTTGTCTTATGTAGTCCTGACAAAGACCTTCAGCAGTTTGCTTGCAGGATTTGGAACGGCAAGGAAGAGTTCACTCAAACTCAGGAAGCTGCCACTATTAAGCGGTGGATGCAAGCTTTAACCGGCGATGCCACCGATGGCTACAAAGGGCTTATCGGATGCGGCCCTAAAAAAGCAGAAGCTATTCTTAGTAAAGTAAAAGACGGTAACTATTACAAAGCCGTCAAAGCTGCTTACATCGAAGCTGGTCTAACTGACCAAGAGGTCATTACTAATATCCGCTTAGCAACCATTCTTAGTTCTAAGGACTGGGATGCCAAGGCTCGTAAACCCATTCTATTTACACCTGATGAATAACTACGTTTTATATTTCTGTGTAATTGTTTTAGCTATCGGCATTGTCGATAAAAATATCCCTTCTTATTTATATCTCCAGATGAAGCTTCAATGGATTAACACAATTATGTTTTTCTGGAAACTTCGATTCAAATGGTTCTTTTTTAGGCAACGCTTTCGATGACCAAACAAAATCCGCAACACTACAAAACTAAGGGTATCGAGGTTTGGGATTACATCCATCAAAACGACCTCTGTTATTTCAAAGGCAATGTTCTCAAGTATCTCATTCGTGCTGGGTCAAAGCCTGGTGAATCAGAGCTAGACGATCTTCGCAAGGCGAGCGTTTACTTAAACAAGCTAATTCAAATCATAGAAAATGAACCACACACAACAAGCGATCGAATTCAGGACCTGTATGACGCAGCCTATTTCGACTATGAGTCAAAAGACCCTAGCCTTGCAAACACGTTTGATCGCTGAAGAAACTGAAGAGCTAATGGAGGCTACGCGCCTGATGGCCTTCAGTATGGGCGAAGCAAAACTGCGAGCTGATTGTCTTAAAGAATTAGCTGATGTTGGCTATGTCTGTTACCAATTAGCTGCGGCCTTTGGCTGGGATTTAGATGTGGCTCTAGATCGTGTTCACGCAAGCAATATGAGCAAGCTCGAAAATAGACACCCTGTCAAAGATGCAGAAGGAAAGGTTCTCAAATCTAAAAACTATCAACCACCATCATTAGAAGATTTGGTATGAGCAAGGTATCGCTAGTCCATTGCACCCAAAATGCAGAAGATCTAATTGTTGATATGGCTCGTGTTTCTAACCCTGCTAATCAAGCAGCAAAGTTAGACGGCACTAAGCTTCTTAAATACTTAATTAAGCACAAACATTGGTCGCCTTTTGAAATGGCCTCTATGTGTGTACGCATTGAGTGTACTAGGGCAATAAGCCCGCAGTTGCTTAGGCATAGATCTTTCTCGTTTCAGGAATACTCGCAAAGATATGCGGTTGTTCCCGACACCCCTGAAGTGCCTGCTTTTCGTCGGCAAGATCATAAGAACAGGCAGAATTCCCACGATGATCTCAATGAGTTCTTTCTGCAAGAAATACAACTTAAAACCCTGGTTCTATTTCAGCAAGCTTCTAGTCTTTATAACTATATGTTAGAAGCTGGTGTCGCTAAAGAATGTGCAAGAAATATTCTTCCTCTTGCTTCGCCTTCTGTTCTTTATATGCACGGCAATATTAGGTCTTGGATTCATTATTGCGATCTTCGATGTGATCCCTCAACTCAACTAGAGCATAGAACAATAGCTAATAATATTAAACAACTTATGTATGACCAATTCCCCACTATTTCACAAGCAGCTTTTCAATGACCAAAAGTAACTTTCCTGTTAATGCACCCTCAGCTAATCCTGTTTTCTATCGTACCTACAGTCGCCGTAAAGGTGATCAAAAAGAACATTGGGGTGATGTTGTTTCCCGTTGTGTAGACGGTCTTAATCAAGTAGGACGGCTTACCACTGATGAGTCTGCACTTGTCCAACAACAAATGGAGCAGCTGCACTCATTACCCTCTGGACGTTGGTTGTGGGTAGGTGGCACAAAATGGATTCAACAACCTCAAAACTTTTCTGGCGCTTATAACTGCACTTCTACAGATCTGAATGATCTTGAGTCATTTTCTTTGCAGATGGCTTTGCTGATGATGGGCTCTGGAACCGGGGCTATTATTGAGCCGCGCTGTATTTCTAAACTCCCAAAAGTTAGTTGTAGCTTTGAGTTTGAGGTCTTGGACAACATAGGTGAATTTAAAGGGGCGCGTAATGAGAACACAGGGCTGCACATTAACGAGGAGAAATGCGCGACAATTATTGTTGGCGACTCTAGGGAAGGTTGGGTAAACGCCTTCCTACTTCTTCTTAGAATTGCAACTGGGAAAGAAGACATTAGCAAAGTTGTTATTGATCTTTCACATGTTCGCCCCGCCAATACTCCAATTCAAGGATTTGGTGGTGTTTCTAATCCCGTTAAACTCGCCCATTTTTACCGCCGTGCAGGAGAGATTCTCCAAAAAGCATACGGGCGTAAACTTACCTCTGTCGAATGCTGCCTATTGCTTGACGAATCATCCCTTGCCGTTGTCGCTGGAAATGTCCGGCGTAGTGCTGGGATGCGTCAGTTCATTAGCAATGATGAACTAGCAGCTGTAGCAAAGGACAATCTCTGGCAACAGGGTGAGGACGGGAAATGGCGCATTGATCCTGAAAGGGATGCTTTGCGTATGGCTAATCACACCAGAGTCTTTCATCACAAACCTACATATAAGGATGTAGAAGACTCTGTGCGTAAGCAATTCTGGAGTGGTGAAGGTGCCATTCAATACGCACCAGAAGCTATTGCTCGTTCTAATACTGATCTTCTGGATACTGCTAATCGCAAAAAAGAATTTCTTAAAGCTTACGAACAGGATGAGTCTTTGGCTCGTAACTATCTTTGGAAGCTAGACACACTGATTAGTAAGCAAGAACTCGACCACCGTATGGGTCGATATGGGCTAAACCCCTGTGGTGAAATTCTTGGTAAAGACTTTCATTGCAATCTTTCTGAAGTACATCTCAACACTTTAGATCCTAATGATCATGAGGCACAAAAGCGGGCTTTTCGTGCGGCAGGAATTGCAGCTGCCTCGCTTCTCCATCATGATTTTGTAGTGGAGCGTTATCGGTATAGCCGAAGAGTTGATCCAATTGTTGGCGTCAGCTTTACAGGTCTATTCGATTTCTTTGTAATGGCTTTTGGTAATGAGTGGTTAAAATGGTGGGAACTTGGCCGTCCTGACACTCCTATTGGAATTATCTTTTCTTCTCAAGAGCAGGAATTCCTTAGTTATTGGAAGGATATTGTTGAGGAAACTGTTGAGGACTATTGTCGTAAACATAGTCTTCGAGTTCCTAACAGAACGACAACTGTTCAGCCGGCGGGTACTAAGTCTTTATTGACAGGTGCTTCTCCTGGCTGGCATCCCCCAAAAGCTGCTCGGTTTATCCGTCGTATTACCTTTGGGAAAAACGATCCTGTTGCTTTGGCTTGTGAAGCTTATGGTTACAAGATTATTCCTTCTCAATCTGATCGAGATGAAACCGGAGCATTACTAGAGGATCCTCGTGATCCACGATGTACTGAATGGTTGGTCGAAATTCCTACCGAAACATCCTGGGCAAATATGCCTGGATGTGACGCTATTGACATCAATGCTTTCAGTGTTGAAGCTCAATACAAATTTTATATGCAAGTTCAGACCTATTACACCACTCATAACACTTCAGCAACGCTGGAGTTTCGTGAGAATGAGATTGAATCTCTGTCTAAATTGATTCACGAATCTATTACTACAGACGGTGGTTATATCTCTGCAGCATTGTTGGCTCGTTTTGACGCAAACGAAACATTCCCACGTCTGCCGTTTGAACCCATTACAAAAGCACAGTTTGATGAGATGCAATCGGAAGTAGTGTCTCGCCGTATTACCAGTGACTTCTCTCTTGCTATGGAATCTTTTGGATCCCAGCTTGGAGATGGTCAAGGTCCCGCAGCCTGTGATTCTGATAAATGTCTTTTTGCTGAATCAAAACCAAAGTAATGATTATCACCGAAGATCTCGGCCTGGCGTCCCTTTCATCAGGGACCCTTCAGGGCGTCGTGGCTGAACTGGATTCACTGTTTCCTGATGTCTACCCTGATTATCTAACAGATCCAAGAGAGCTTGCCTATAAAGCTGGTCAGCTCTCTGTTGTTCGCCTTTTAAAAGCAAAACTCGACAAAACTTAAGGAGTAAGACTATGTGTGGTGGTAGTGGAGGCGGTGGGCCTTCAAAAAAAGAAAAAAGAAAAGAGCGTGAACGTCAAGAAAAGGCTCAACGTGAGCAACAAAAAAGATTCGATCAACAACTAGCTCAACAACGTGCAGATGCTGCTACAGCTGCTGCTAGGCAAGCTGAGCAATTCCGTATTACTCGCGCAGATGCTGATCGACGTTATCAACAACAGCAGGCTGCTGCTGATGCAAGGGCTGCTGAACAAGCACAACAGATGGCTGCACAGCGTAAAGCGCAAGAGGCACAACTAGCTGCTCAACTTAAAGCTCAACAAGAGGCAGAAGCAGCGGCCAAACTTGATGCAGAAAAAGCTCGTAACCGTGGACGCTCAATGGAAGCAGTTGACACGGGTACTGTGCAAAAAAATAAACAAATGCAAAAGTCCAAGAAAAAAGCACGTCTTGGGACTAAGCAGTTGACTAACCCATTGACTTCCCTTGGCATTAAAAATCTAGGTATTGGTAGTTCTGCTGCAGCTGGTTCAGGCAATGGCCTAAATATTGCACAAATCAAGAAGTATTAATTAATGGAAAAAACAGTAGCAGCCGAATACGCCAGGCTGTCAGCTAACAGGACTCAGTTCCTGGACGACGCAAGAGAATGTGCCAAGTTAAGTGTCCCGTATCTGATGCCGCCTAGCGGCCACTCAGGTGGGAACAAATTACATACACCTTGGCAATCAGTCGGAGCAAAAGGCGTTAACGTTATGGCTTCGCGCTTAATGTTGAGTTTGTTCCCTGTCAATGCAAAATTTTTTAAGTTACAAATTGCTGACGGGGCACTCTCACAAGATCCAAATATTGATGCACAAGCTAGATCAGAAATTGATCTTGTCCTGTCAAAGATGGAACGTGTTGTGATGCAGGACGTGGCCGAAAAGGCTGATCGCGTCCTTCTTCACCAAGCTATGAAACACCTAGTTGTTTCTGGCAACGTCTTAGTCTTTATGGGTAAGAAAGGTCTAAAGCTTTACCCTCTGGATCGCTTTGTTATCCGTAGGGATGGCGATGGCCAAGTTACCAAGATCATCACTGTGGAGGCTGTAGATGCCGACACAATGCCTGATTATGAGCCTAAGAGTAATGGCATACAACCTGCAAATCATGTAGGTGAGCCTGGTGGAGGTATACCCTCTGACCTAAAGATTGATCCCAGTAGCAATGAAGTTGCTGTCTATACCTGTGTCAAACTTATAGACGGTCAATGGAAATGGTATCAGGAAGTTGATGGACAGATCCTTGAAGGCTCTCAGTCCTCAGCACCCAAAACAGCAAACCCTTGGCTTAGTCTGAGGTTTAATGTTGTCGATGGAGAAGACTACGGTCGCAGCAGAATTTCTGAATATCGTGCTGATCTTCAAAGCCTAGATGCTCTTATGCAGAGCCTAGTCGAAGGTGCAGCAGCGAGTGCAAAAGTTGTTTTCACAGTATCACCTAGTGCTACCACTAAACCTAATCAATTAGCGCAGGCTGGTAATGGAGCTATTATCCAAGGCCGACCAGATGATATTGGTGTGGTGAGTGTTGGTAAGCAGGGAGATTTTAAAACAGCTTATGACATGGTTCAAACTTTGACCCAACGTCTAAGTGAAGCTTTCCTTGTATTTACGCCTAGAGATTCTGAGCGCACAACCGCTGAAGAGATCAGATTTACTCAACAGGCTCTGGATGAGATGTTGGGAGGAATCTACGCCTCTCTTACTACAGAACTGCTTGAACCTTTTATTAATAGAAAGCTGTTAGTTCTTCAACGTCAACGGATGCTGCCACAGCTCCCCAAGATCAATGGCAAGCCAGCTGTCTTCCCGACAGTTGTTGCTGGTCTTGAAGGCGTGGGTCGCGGCCAAGATCGTGAAGCATTGATGATGTTTATGCAAACCCTGTCACAGACCCTTGGGCCTGAGGCAATGCTTGCAAACTTGAATCCTGATGAAGCGATTAAACGCCTCGCAGCATCAGCAGGAATTGATTACTTGGGTCTTGTGAAGACTCCTGAGCAGAAACAGCAGGAGCAACAGCAAGCACAGCAGGAAGCTCAGCAGCAGGCACTTCTGCAGCAAGCAGGCCAACTCGCTAAGTCACCCCTGGCTGACCCAGACAAAAACCCAGCACTTATGGAGCAAATGAATGGCGGAGCAGAAGAAGCAATCCCCGTCGAGGAAGGAAACCCCGAAGCAGGCATCTAAGCCTCAAAACAAATACGCACCTACTCAAAAGATTCGACCAAGTATTGGTGCATCTCGTGTTGGCCAACCCAATGCGGGTCGTGTCACCGCTGCAAATCTCAACACCGTTAAAATCACTGTCCACTGATGACCACTACTACATTTAATCCCCAAGATGAAACCGCTGAAGCAGCGCGTGTAGAAGCTGAAAAGCGAGCGTTGCAAATTGGCGAAGAAGTAATTGCCAAACAGGAGGCAGCTGCTCAAGAAAAGTTTGATTCAGATCAAAAGGCTCTTGATACAGAGGCCAACTATGCCGGTAAATACAAATCTGCTGAGGAGCTTGAAAAGGCTTACTTGGAACTTCAGAAAAAGCTTGGGGAACGCACCGAGGAATCTGAAGCGGAGCCTGTTGCTGAAGAGCAGCAGGAAGACTCTGAAGAGACCGAAACCGATCAGGAGCCAACAGAGACCTATCAGACGCTTGAGGCCGCTTCTCAGGAGTATGAGGAGGGTGGCAAGCTATCTGAGGAAACCCTAGAGAAGCTCTCCCAACTGGACAGCAAAGATCTGATTCAGAATTGGGTGGAATATGTCAATAGCTCTAAACCAGAAGAGCCCGCAGGTGCCATCCCTCAAGA